ACAGCAAATGTGAAACTTCCGCTTTTCTGGCCGTTTGTAACCACTAGCGTCCCTGCTGATAGTATTCTCACTATCCCTGTGTTTGTGTCTCTGCCAGCTGAATCCCATGTTCCGAACCCCCATTTAGCCATCAGAATACTCCCGTCAGCCTTCCTACTTGGACTAGTGATCCGTCAGCTGATAAAACTGAAAGGCCGGTGCTCTCAAGCTTGCAGCGCCCCTCTCCCGCAACTGAACCATTCATTGAAAATGTTCCATCTTTATTAAGATTCCATCCAGTAGTTCCGGCCACGTAGTTAGTAGACTGGATGTAGGCAGCGATCATGGCGCTTGTAATAGTCGCTTCACCGATGAATGCCTGATTGATGATGGTCTGCCCGTTCTGAATGGCAAAGAAGGTCTTCGGTGTTGCACCTACCTGCGACATTACGGCAAAGCGGTCAGCCAGAAACAGCACCTGCGTCTGCATGCCGGAAGGACTGTTCTCTACGCCAATCCCCATGCCAGCCGCATACTGGCGACCGTTGCTGTCCACGGCGACTTTTACTGAGTACTGTGCTGATAGCTTGCCGTTGGTGTCAGCCAGCGCCGTCGAGGTCTGCTGAACAACTGCGGTGTTCTGGTCTACCGTCGCCTGTATCTGTTCAAACTTCTGAGCATAGGCTTGCTCATTTGTGGCAAGAGTCTGTTTTACCGTCAGAATGTCTGCGCGGTTTTTGCCCGACTCAGCCATCTGATGATCAACAGTTGCGTCGAGGTTCAGCGCATTCTGCAGCATGGCATCGATGTTGGTATCGACTTTGGCAATGAGCTGCTTACCGGCATCCGTCTTGAGAACCTGCTCTGTGATGTCGCCCAGCAACGCGGTCGCATCAACACTGCTGGCCCCTTCGACAAACTTCGTCCAGTCGCCAGTATTGCCTATACGATCCACCAGCCGGGCGCGGTACCACCGGCGAACGCCAGCGGGCATGGGTCCGTGCTGGTAGCTGACGCCGGGATACGGAACATAAGCCAGAAACTGCGGATTCTGCCCGTCTGCCGTTGTTGCCACCTGAACCTCTGTGTAGGAGGTATCACCGGAACCATCAGGAAACGCCCACGTCACGTCAATCGCCCATACCACGTTATCGGTGGCACGGAGATTAACCGGAGTACCTGGCTTACCAGCCTTGCCCGTCAGCGAAGTTGAGTCAGCATAACCCCACGGAGAAGAAATCTCTGCCGCGTTAACGCCGCGCACTCGCACATCATAAACGCCGGTATAGATACCCTGAATGCTGAAACCCTGTGCGCTGGTCTGGCTGACGTTTACCCAGTCGCCCTTATCCTTGCGCCACTGAGCCACGTAGCTGATAGCGCCCTCAACACGATCCCATGTTACCTGCATCGAGGAGACAGAAAGACCTTGCTCAACAAAGCTGACTTCGCTGATTGTGATGTTGGCAGGTGCCTTCAGCACACTTATGGGCGTGACGGTGATTGGAGCTGGCTCAATGCGCACACCATCGTCAATGTAGCGGTACTTATTCGGGTCGTGCTGCACACCGGTAATGGTAAACGTCCCGTCATCGTTCCCGGCTACTGAGGTGATGCGGAAATACTGGATTGCCAGATTATAGCTGTCGATAGCCCATACCGCTCCCGCCACCGGCGTGATACGGAAAGAGGTGTTAACGCTGACCGTTTTCTTATCCGCGCTGATGCTGCCGATCGTCCGGGTCTGTGCGGTACCATCCGGCAGGTTTACCACCAGCCGATCACCTGCTGCATAATCAACCTGGCGGTCCAGCGTGATGCGCAGGCCGTTAACCGAGCTGATGCGGCCACCGTTCTGTTTACCGCTGCGGAATGGGTCTGCCACACCGATAATCTCAGCGGGAATAGGAATGTAACCGTCCAGGCCGACGCCAAATGAAACCGTACCATCTTTGGCGTTGGAGAGAATAGCCCACCGCCCGCGTCGATGTGCTTCGCTCTGTGACGTGCAGCCGATGGCTGTCAGGCTCATCTCGCGAACGCCGTAGCGCTGCACCAGATCGGAATCGTAAACGCCTTCAACGGTGTCAGAATAGTGATTGACCGGATCGGACCAGCTCGACTGGCATGACGTATAGCGGTTTTTGTAGCTGCCGCCCGCATAAGTGAACAGACCATCGATAACGTTCGCCGCGTGGTAAACGAAATCAACATCAACGTTGCCGTCAGAGTCAACCTGCGGCACGTCAGCATTGACGAAAATCTGGCTGTTGCCCCAGAACGTAATGCCACGGAATATCGCCGCAATGTCCTTCAGAACAGTATACGCATCCTGCTGACTCTGTATGAACACGTTACAGGTAAAGCGCGGCTCCGTTCCGCCTGCGCCGTCAGACACCATCTGATCGCAGTACTGCGAAATACTGTAAAGCTCCCACTTGTCGATCATGGTGGCATCGACACGCGTCCCCATACCAAATATTTTATCCAGCACCAGGTCATAGAAAATCCATGCCGGGTTATCGGTATAGGCGTATTTGAAATCACCCTGCCACGTTCCGGCATAACTACGTGAAACAGGATCATAGGTTGTCGGCACGCGAACCAGCCGCCCTTTTGGCTTGCACGTTACTTTTGGTGCCTGACCGCTGAACTGACTGGCATCAACCTCGATATACAGCAGCGCGGTATTGGGGTAGCGCAGTTTGCTGTCGATGACCTCTGCGAACGAAAAAACTTTGAAAGCGTTAATAAGCTTTGATGATGAGGAATCAGCGGTAATTCTACGCACCCTGACTGACCAGCCAGATGTGGCTTTAGGTAAGTCGATGCGATGATCGCGCTGATATTCAGACGTAGTTTTACCGTCAAACCTTCCGTCCACCACCGTGACCCATGAACCACCGTCAGTTGAGAGATCAATGGCATACTGCGTTACGGTACCGACCATATCGCCATTGTCTTTATACTGATACTGAACCGGCAAGCTCAGCTTAATGCGAACGGCATCCAGTGCCAGATTGGTAAACTGGCGGGTCCAGGCGATTGCCTGCGTTACTGCAACTCCAACAGAAAGCTCATTATCGACTTCAGGCATACCCTGAATATAGGTCTGGTCCTGCGTACCTTTACGCCAGTCCCACACTACGCCGGTGAAGTTGTAGGTGCCGTCTTCGTTCGCCAGTTGGGTGTCGTTCAGGTAAATCTGTTGCGCGGTTAAATCACCCTGAATCTCACCCTCTGATATAGCCAGCAGCATTTTTAATTTTGCGATAGAAAGCAGATCATCTGGCTGTTCGACCGGAGTATGAGCGCTGCCACCGCCACCACCCTTACTGCCCTGAATCACGGCACCTTCGAGAAGACGCATATTTCCCCCATAAAAAAACCACCGGAAGGTGGTTTCATTTAGTCACTGTTAAAATATCAGGATTTTTCTTATTTACTTAAGTATGTATGATTAATCGAAATGCAACCCAGCAAGTCCTTATCAAAGGCCAAAAGACCATTACAGAGGACTGAAAACTTCAGGGAGAAAAATTTTCATGGCGAAAGAATCTTTTAAATTTCAAGTAAACACGTCATCTGAGCATCAAACGGTATCTGCGCTGGAGTCTGGCACTGTTAAACAAGAGCTAATTTCTATTGTCGCGAAATTGCCCTTTGAAGAAAGAATAGAGTTCATAACTGAATTAAAGGCTTTCAATAACAGTGCAATGAACGAAATTTTAAAGACTGTTGAATACATGGTTGGAACCAAACGGGCTTCTTTTTAACGAGCAGCTTTTACTGCTGACGGCGGTTGTATATGCAACCGCTGACAAACTTCTTTGCCAGTGAATTTTTTTCTTCTGAGTAGTTAACAACCGCGTCATTTTCGAGCTGGAAACTTTCACTGCTGATCGCTGGTAAAGCTTCCCGCGCTGATGATCGCCCCGCCAATTTCACGCGTACCGTAAAGAACCGGAACCGGATACCCCATGGCAACGGTATTCACCGGCGCACCGAACGCATAGTTTGGCTTATTGTCCGTGCTGGATGAGGCACCCACGTTGAGCTTGGGTTGCGGCGTCAGCATCTGTACGACACCACCCAGCAGCATGCTAATACCGATACTGGTCAGTGCTGTGGTTGCCAGGCCGACTGCAGTCGTGGTCCCGATAGCCGCACCGTATGCAGCCAGTGACGCACCAGCGGTGAAGAATGCGGCCACAATCGCAACGGCTCCGATGATGATCTGCAACGTACCGCCCCGCTTCGAACCCTCCAGAATCGGCTCCATCTGAAATTCGGTCGCCGCTGAGGACATGTCGAACTCCTGCAGTCCGATATTATCTTTGCCGCTGAAGAACGCGAATCGCACGCCGTTGAGGTGGGCGTTTGACACATACTTTTTGAACCCCGGCACCTGTGAGCACATCGCACGCAGCAGCTCCCGCAAATCGGCGACGTGAAACTGGTGCACCTGACCAAACATTTTTGCCATCCGGCCTTTTAGTCGCATGGTTTTAAGCATCCATCAGCTCCTTTCTACGCACGATGCGAACGGTACGGTTGCGCCAGTATTCGCCATAAGGCACCCGTGTAGAGAGGCTCCCGGCGTTATGATGAAGAATGATATTGTTGCCCAGATAGATTGCGGCGTGGTTTGTTACCGGGGCGCTGATGCGCATCATGATCATGTCGCCCTCACGCATTTCCGCTGGTTCAATCTCCACAAACCCCTCAGCCTGCCAGTTGTCGTCATACAGATTTTCTTTGCCGTCCACCCACCATTCATAATCAACAGACCAGTTTTTCAGAGTGATGCCGTGCTCACGCTGGTAGTAGTCCATAATGAGTGTCCAGCAGTCATTACCGCCAATCAGCCAGGGGCGACCTGTGTAGTCGCGGTCGGTACGCGGGCTGATAGTGCAGAAGTCGCCATCCGGCCACGACATGATCCCCCACTCCACGCCGGAAAAGTCGCACTGAACCCGGTCACGTTCTGACGGGATAAGCTGCGGCACATCGGGGTGCGAATGGATGACCATCAGAATGTCACCCTGCTTTTCCGCTGCCCGCTTATCCTCCGGCGACAGCGTGAAATGCTCAGTCGGCGATTCAGCGATATTCCTGCAGGGGACGTAGGTCTGGGTCCGGCCAGACTGAATGACCAGACCGCAAGCCTCTTTCGGGTATTCGGCAGCGACGTGTTCACGTATCGCCTCAAGAATTTTTTTACGCATGGTTATTTGCCCTGAAGGTTTGCAGCCGGGAACCCGCCGAATGGCAGCGGCTGGTCTTCACCAAACCGGGCCTTACAGTCAGCCAGGCGTCCGCCACAAACATCTTTAGACGGGTCATTCGTTGGAGTGCCATCCTTTGCAAAGTAACGATTGCCAGCATAATCGCAGCCAGTGCCGGTGCGATACCAGCCGCGCATGCACCAGGTGCATACCGGCGTAATCTGACGTGAAGGCAACTGCAGACTCTGAATGTCAAAGGGAGAACAGAGTTCAAAATCCACCTGAGCGCGTGTCTCGGATGTTTTCGCATTCACATAAAACAGCTGTACCCGCTCCTCCTGCGGATTAGCGTTGGGGTTGCCTGCTGTCCAGTTAGCCGCATCAAGATACTTTGCCAGCGTGGTATGGATGCGCACCTTCGCCTTAACCATGTCGTCAAACTGCAGACACAGCGCGGTGACATAGTTGCCCACGTTGCCCACAGACAACTTTGGTGTGGGCTGGGAACCAGTGCTGCTCATCTCCATGCCGGTGAGCTCATACGGATGCGGATCGTACTCTTTTCCCTGCCAGATGATTGAAGGGAGGTTTTCTGCTGCGAAAGACTGCCAGCCCTCGGTCGGCAGGTTGTAGGCATGAAAGCGCAGCACGGTGTCCAGGCCGAAGTCCGTGCCATCAATCTCTATCAGCTGGACCAGACTCCCCGGCTCCAGCGCCTGAATGTCCTGGTTAAAACTCATTTTTCACCCAATAAAAAAGGGCGCATAAGCGCCCTGTTGCTGTCGTGACATGTCACGGTTCGAAAGATTGTTCGAAGGTAAAGCTGATCTCGGCAAATCCGCCATTGATAAACTTCGGATTAATCGAATCTGCTTTCACCCGATACAGTTTTTTCTCGCCCCATGGATTTGTCCACCAGAATGAGGTGGTGACGTGGGTTTTCAGGAACGCCCGGACAGACGCCATAGCGGGCACCTGACCGTTACAGCTCAGCGACCAGCTTTCAGCAGCATCGTTGATCCCTTTCCCGGCAACCTGTTTGTAACCATCGCCGTACTGCGCCTGAATGGTGGAAACGCTGAGCTGTTCGCTCGCCTGAATGCGCGTCGCCCAGGTAAATGTATCTGTCGCCATAATCAGCTCCGACCGCTATAAAGAATTCCGCCCGGTGAAATTTCCTTCTTCAGCCTGTCCGTTATCGTCTGCTGAACGATAGATTTGAGCTGTGAGGCTGCCGCCGAGGTTCCCGTAGCGGATGCGTCACCGGCCCCGCTTTCCTGCATGATCGTTACCGGGGCATCTACCTGAATAATGGTATTGCCACCCGTGCGGCCACTACCGGGCAGCGCAGCGGGTCGCTCCGTGGGAGTGTCTACCAGCCCGCCGCTGGCGTATCCGCGCATCATCCCGTAAAGATTTTCAACGCCAATACGCTCGGTGGCCTCTTTGGTAAAGACGAACTCACCCTTGTGAACCACGCCAGCCGGGTCATATTTTCCACCTGTCCCGGTGAATCCGCCGCCATCGTATGCCTGAAAGCTGGTACTCATCCCCATTGCACCGGTACTCCCGGCAGAAGCAGCGGCACCGGCTCCCGCTGCTCCGGCAGCGCCGACTGCAGCCCCGCCAAAACTCATAAAGGATGACAGCACTGTTTTAGTCAGCAGTGCCTGCGCGGTCATCTCAATCAGGCTTTTGATAACGCTCTGCGCCAGCGAGGCAAACAGATTTGAAATACTTTCCCGGAAAGACTGCGTGCCGGTAAGCAAACCGGTCAGGGAGTTAGTCGTTCTCTCCGCCGCCGTTTCCGCCAGGCTCACGATCCCTTTATTCAGTGTGCTCTGCCCGGCATACAGATTGAGCGCAGCCTGATACTGAGCGTCTGCCGAATCCCGTGATGACTTCTGCATCAGCGCTTCGTACTGTTCCTTATTCAGCCTGCTATTTTCATAGTAAGCAGTATAAAGGCTCTGCTGCTGCACCAGCTGATTCTGGAGCTGCGCAACCGGATCAACTTCTCCGGCTATGTTGAGCTTTGGCGCGGCAGCCTGGCTGGCCTGCGCCTGAATCATCTTCTGAGCAGAATCGTTTGCCAGCGTAATGCGGGCTGACTGGTACTCCTGCTCAGTGACCAGGCGGGCGTCATACAGCTCTTTCAGGTTGCGGCTGGCTTCGGACTCCTGACGGATAATGGCTTTAGCCGGTGAGTACTGCTCGGCCAGTTCCTGACGCTGGCGCTGATAATTAGCCGCATTCAGGGTCAGTACGCGCTGCACCTCCGCCTGACTCACACCAGCAGCTTTGGCATCCTTCAGAATTTTTTCCTGCGATACCTTTTCCTGAAGATTGATTTTTTCCAGGCTTGAGGCGTGCGCCTGCTCAATCTCGTTACGCAGCGCAGTAAACTGCTTCAGCGCCTGAGCGCCTTTTTTGTCAGCCTTAGCCGGGTCCTCTCCGCCCCACGGCGATGCGACTTTACCGGCCTCAGCTGCTGCCGCTGTTGCAGCCTGCACGTCGCTTTTGAGGTTTTTAGCAGAATCAGCAATGCCCGTTTTCACCAGGAACCGCGCTTTATCGACGTTCTCCATATTGTCTTTAAGCGTTTGCAGACCGCCGTTCACGGATTCAAGGTCGGCTTCTGCGCGGGTCTTCCCTTTCTCAACACCGGCAAGCTGACCGAAGGGATCAAACCCCTTCAGGCTGTCCATACGGCTGTCAGCGTCCTGAATTTCCTTAATCAGCTGGTTTCTCTGCGTGACCTGATTTTCATACTGGTCCTGCAGATCGAGCTGTTTTACTGAAAGCTGCTTGTCCGAAAGCTGCATCAGAGCGGCGGTGGTTTCAACCACAGCACCCCTGAGATCGAGTGCAGACTGACGCGCCTGCTTTGCCTGCTCATGGAAATAAAGCAGCGCGGAACCGGCAAGCATCGCCGCACCAACCGGACCGCCGATGAGCGACAGCGCACCACGCGCCAGCCCGGACGCAACGGAGGCAGCGCGGGCAGTGACGGAGAGCTGTGCATTAGCCGCCGCCAGCCGCTCTGTTGCTGCTGTTTCCGCAATTCTGGACTCACGGATGGTGCGGCTCAGCGCGACCTGCTCTTTCTGATAGCCAACATTGATACCCGCTGCGGCGTTTGCCGCTGTGCGCGTACCCAGATAGCGGGCCTCTTCCTGTGCCTGCTGGCGGGTAGCCTGTGCGGCGGCGATGGTCTGCTTCGCCGTCTCGGCCTGCTGCAAAGCATTTTTTCGGACTGCGGCTTCGTTCGCCGCCCAGCCTGAGATATTTTCCCTTAGTCCTGCAGTAAGCTTTGTGGACAGTACGGGAATGAGCGTATAAAGCGCGACAGAGGCAACGGCGTTAAAGTTATCGGAAAGCGTATTGATGCCTTCAGAAATTGCCTGGATTCCGGAACGCAGAGGTCCGCTGCCAGACTGACCCACTTTGATGATCAGCCCTTCAAAAGCGCTGGTCAGCCCCATCAGATCGCCGTTCAGGTTGTTCACCCTTACTGCTGCCTGTTCATGCGCCGTCTGCGTGCCGGTGAGGGATTTGGTCAGCTCATCAATTTTGCCGCGATTGCCCGTCAGAATAGACGCGGCGTTGATGTTCTCAACGCCAAACAGTTTTACGGCCTGCGCGGTTGAAAGGTTTTTTCCCGCCAGATTTTCCAGCGCCTTACTGAGCCCTACAACGGACGGTTTGAGCGTTTTATCTGTGCCTTTTTCAAGGCTGAGGATAATGTTGCGCAGCGCCGTACCCGCTTCACCCCCTTTAATTTCACGCGACGCCAGCACCTGAATGGCGGCATTCAGCGTTTCAAACCCGATTCCGGCCTGTGCGGCGGCCACGCCACCATTTTTAATCGCGGCGGCAGTGTCGTTAATTTCGGATGCGCCAAATTTCGCACCGGCTGCCAGGACGTTTATATAACGGTCGGCCTGCTCAGCACCGGCACCGAACTGATTCAGTGACAGCGCCAGCGTTCTGGTGGCATCCGGCAGCGTGCTGCCGCCCGCCTGAGCCAGCAGCAGTGCGCTATTGGTCGCTTTTTGCAAACCATCAGCCGTATCAAGCAGCTCCGGTTTCGCTGACGCCATCAGCTTCAGCGCCTCAACAGCCTGACTGGCGCTGTACTCGGTAGTGCGCCCCATCTGCTGTGCAGCCGCATCCAGATCACGCAGCTTATTACCGGTTGCGCCGGTAATGGATGACAGGTCAGACAGCGCCTGAGAATACTGCCGCGATGTCTGGATAATGGTACCCAGTGACAGTCCTACGCCAGCCAGCCCGGCGATCCGCCCTGCCAGTCCGCGAACGGCAGAATTTACGCGCCCGTAAGCCTCTTCCGTTTTTTTCGCATCGTCCTGCGCCTGTCTGTTGAACTGGCGGGACTGTTTACCGGCGTCGCCGTAGGCACCGACTAGCTGGCTTTTAAAATTTGCGGCGTTGAGGTGTAACCCTACCGCCAGCGATGCTACGTCAGCCATTACATTAACGCCCTCATTACGGCGTCACACTGCTGATCCACGCTGTGCGTGGGCGTGCTCTGCCTGGTGTCGTTTGCGGTGTTTGCGGATTGTGGTTCGGAGCGGGTCAGGATGCCCTGCTGTAGAAAGTAAGCTCGCCAGTGGTTCAGCGTATCGCACGGTAATGCGGCTATGACTGACGGGTCAGGCTCACCCCACCTGTCAGCCAGCCAGAAGATCAGCTGCAGCCATGACGAGCCGGTCAGTTTTTTTCGGCGGCGTCCAGTTTGCCAATGGCATGCGTTTTGACGCGTTCAATAGCGGCCATCAGCGCCGGGTTATCGTGAGCGTCCAGCAGCTCCGCTGCAGTCGGAAGCAGTTCAGGCTTGATGGCTGAACCATCAGGATTAACCAGGCTGTCGAGAACCAGCTGGACGCTCATTTCTGAAATTGCACGGATATTGCCGGTCGCCTGCGCCGCATCAAGCTCTTCCTCGTAGCGGATAAGCTCACCGGCAGTACGGCGGCGGATGTATACCTGAGCGCCCAGCAGCTCTGTTTTGATGGCGGTAGACTTAGGCTGTAGCAGAACTGCTTTTAACGTGGCCGCACTGAATTTTTTCTCGGACATTATTCGATCCCGTAAGTGGTAAATGCCGCCATTCAGGCGGCGTGGCTGATGGAAATCAGGAGCCTGCGACTACGCCCCACTCGATGTTATTCTGTTTACCCTGAACGGTAATCTGAATCACCTCACTTGCTGGCGCGGTGATTTCATTCATCTGCCAGCCGGACAGCGCCAGTACCATGTTGGCGGTGCGACCATTCGGCAGTTCAACGTAGAACTGGACCGTCTGGCGGTTTTGCGCGGCATTCAGGAAGTCTGCAAAATCGGTATTAGCAGGATCATCAATGAAGCCCAGCGATTTTTCCGGGCCTTCCGGCAGGTCAGAAATAAACTGTTTGCTCTTATCAATCAGCGTGGTGCAGTCCACAAAGCTGCCGGTCTGGCCGGTAGCGCCCAGCGCCTTACAGTTAATCAGCGGCTTCATCGCTGAGACAGCGGCGCCGGATGGCCCCCATTTCACTACGGTTCCTGCAGGCAGCATCGCGTATTCTGGCGAAGTTTTATCAGCCATGACTTTCTCTCTCTTTGAAGTTGGTAGCGGCTGCTACCCGTTGTTTTGAATGCGGTCCCGTATTTCTACCGCGAGGATTCGGAGAACGCGGGATTTGTTGTAATCCAGCGCCGGGCGAATGAAGGGATCAGGAATCTGCTTAACCGTACCGAACTCCTGAGCCAGTGCCTTGATGTAATGCTGCTTACTCGGACCGACCCGCAGCACGACAACGGCGTTACCTTTAGCCCGGGTTGTTGAACGGATTTTGATAGAGTCACGCATGTGCGGCCCTTTCGCTGACTCGTCATAACCCGCATGCTCTTTCATATCCTGCTCAACCACCTGGAGAGCTGCCCGGCCAGCTTCACGTAACACCTTTGTTCCGGCTTTTTCACCCAAGGCAATCAGCTGGCGCTCAAGCTCATCAAGACCTGTAACTTCCATTCTCAGCATGCTCAGACCTCACTGAAGTAGATAATAAAATCTCTGGTCAGGCGGTACTGCACTGCGTTGTTGGGCAGCGTGAATTTATCCTGTTGCAGCGAACCGCGCTCAACGTACTGAACCGGATAGCCGCCAATATCACCATACCGGATTCCCTTCCACATCTGCCAGAGTTGAGCATCAAGCGCCAGCAAGCCCGAGTAGTCAGAGACTTTCACAAAGGAAATCTGGAATCGTCCCGCCACCAAAGAC